ACTGCAAGGTGGTATTGATCGTGCTGACGGACCTACTAACATGAGCAAGAATGGTATCGCTTATGTCGGCAAGTTCATGGGTCGTTATGATCTGTATGTTGATCCTCTGTACCCAGAAGATGAAATCATGATGGGATATAAAGGTAGCAGTCCTATGGATGCTGGCTATATATACGCTCCATACATTCCTCTTCAAGGTCTGCCGAAGGTCATTGATCCTAACACATTCCAACCTCGTAAGGGTCTGATTACTCGGTATGGCAAAGCTGCTATTACGCCAGAAGCTAGATTCTATCGTATTATTCGCTTTGCTGGTCCTGGTGGTCTGCTTGGTGGATGGACCGAAAGTGCCACTAACTTTGGCAGCGGTAATGTCTAAGTCTAACTAGACACTACAGTTTAAGATAACATAGAGTGAGGGCTAAAAAAAGTCCTCACTCTATTTTTCTTTTAAGGCTATATAAAGTAGGAAATGTATACATATAAAAGCACATGTAGGTTTAAAATGCTTCTTTACATAGGATCAGATATACTAGAGGTGAGACCACAGCAGGTATTTGAATCCAGTGTAGAGTTAGATTATCCAAATATTAAACTAATTAATGAAAAACCTAAACCTACTAAGCAAAAGCGTACTAAGCAAAAGCGTACTAAAAAATCATCTAAAGGAAAATTAAATAATGGCAACAATAGGTAATCCAATAATCACCACCTGGGGGCAGACAGGGGTTACTGACCCAATAGCTAATAATATACTAGATAATAAACCTTTAGGTTATATTGATCCAGATACATTAAATAAAACTACTGAATCAGATGCTATAGAATTAAATCCTTTTGAGGAGCAAATAAATAGTTTTGTTCTAGCTAGAATGGGTCATCCTATTGTCAGGGTAGAGCTTACCCCATACCAAGTTAAAACTTGTATTGATGAGTCCGTAACTCTTTTAGATTATCATACTCCTTATTGGGCTACACAGTTTGCTGTCTTTGATGGTTCCGCTGGTGTGAATTTATACACTATGCCCCCATGGGTTCTGAATAATTTAGTTAATGTTGTATACAAAAAGTCTTTGTTAAGCATCCAAGCACAAGCAGGGACTCTGGAATTTGACTTCTTTATTAAATATTTCCAGGACAATTATCTTTTTAATAACTTTAGTATTGGAGATTACTATCTTCTCCAAGCTAATATGGAGATGACTAGAAAGATATTAGGGCAAGATGGATCATGGGATATAATTAATAATCAGTATATACAACTTACTCCTCCCCCTACGACAACTCCAGAGCCTATTATCTTACAGTATAGGCATCTAGATACAAATACTATGCCACCAGCGTACCTAAACTGGGTACAAAAATATACTTTAGCTTGTGCTAAAATATTACTAGGTGAGATACGAAGTAAATACTCTTTAATTCCCAGTCCTGCTGGTGGTACTCAGATGAATGGTGCTGCCCTTATAGGAGAGGGGGAGAAGGAGAAAGAGGCTCTTAAAATGGAGCTTATTAAGGAGATTGAAGAACCCCCGAGATTTAGTACATACTAATGGCTAAAAATAAAAAATATACAGTAAGTACTCCTATGCCCCCTCTTCCAGAGCTTCTGGGGGGGACGAAGCTTAGTTTATTTGATCAAACCAACAATGATATTAATTTATTTAACTTGGTTGACGATGAAATCATAAGACTGGGGGGCTCTGAACTACTTTATTATAAATTTAGACGCTCAGAAGATTTCGATGATGTATATTTAGAGAGTCGTAGTAAGGTTATAGATTCAGAACCCTTATTGGTTCATGGACATTACGATCCGACTGTCCTAGAAGAATCCTTAAGTGAGTTTGGTCTGGAATTAACTAATGATCAAATCTTTATCTTTAATAAGTCTTATATTACACAGTCTTTACATAGAATCCCTATTGCTGGGGACATAATTGAGCCTAAATTTCAGAACCAAAAGTATGAAGTGTTTGAAGTTCAAGAAGATAGTTTTGAACTATATGGGGTTTACCACATGGCTTGCTCTGCTAGACTCCTTCGTGATACTGAAGAAATCCATAACGAGGATGTACCAGAGCGTAGTAATGATCTTGGGGGGTATCTGAACCTTGACGGATAGAGAAGATGTATACACAGGTAAGACTATAGCGGAAGTTCTAGCAGAGACTACGGAATACGCTGGAACTACACCATCTATAGTGGGTAGATCTGCCTATGAGAAATTTAAAAGTTTCGCTTTAGAGGCTACCAGTAATTCTACGCTATCCCCCATAGTATATAAAGAGTTATTAAGAGCTATGCTAGTGTCTTTTGGTAATATATCCTATGTTGATGGGGAAAATAAGTTACAGAGAGTTAAATCTATCCATGCTGCCCCTGAAAGGACGATAGCTAAATACTTCCAGGAAAACAATATTATCTTACCTGTGATAACTATACAGCAAGATAGCGTCAAAGATGATACTACCAAAAGAAGGTACGATAATATCCTAATCCAAAGATCTGTGTGGAATGACGATATACAGAGAGCAGAAAGAGTTATAAGTGTGGCTGATGTTCCAGTTACTATACAGTATAGTATGAATTTGTGGTGTAAATATATGGAAGATATAGATCAAATATCACAATCCATAAGAGGCAGGTTCAACCCTGGTGTATTGTTGAAGACTTCTATTAGCAATTCAATCAAGGCTTTTTTACTATCAGAGTCTAATAAGGAAGGAGCCTCTGCTCCTGATAGAGAGGATAGACTTCTTCGTAAAAGCTTCCTGGTGGAGATAGAGACCTATATACCTAGTCCACAGTTCAAGGTTACCTCCACTGGTAGGATTGAGAAGGTGGTATCTGAGCTATGGGTTTCTTAAAAAAATAATTGGTGTTGTGGTCTGGTGTACGGATAAATAGATATAGGAGAATATTATGAAAGTAATTAAAAATGATTCCTTTACTGGCATGGAGATAACCATTGCCACCCCTAAAGGACCAAAGACGATGTGGTTAACGCCCAGAGAACAGGTGGTTGTACCTCCTTCGGCCATAACTAATACTGTTAGAAATCTTGCGTCTAAAAGAATATTAAAAATTACTAATGCATAAGGAAATAAACAATGGCTAATTTTGTAAGTCCTGGCGTATATGTTATTGAGAAGGATAATAGTGATTATCCCGTCTCTATCAACCCCTCTGTTGTAGGTGTAGTAGGTTTTGCTAATCAAGGCCCAGTTAATACAGCTACTTTAATAACTTCACAGGAAAGACTATTCCAACAATTTGGTAATCCTACTGAGGCTATTACTGGTCAGGGATTGGAAGGGTGTGTAGAGATTCTAGAAACCACCAATGCTCTTTACTATGTTAGAGCCGCTGGAACTGGGTCTCTTGATGCTTCTTGTAATATTCCTATTGGGGGTTGCCCTGCTTTCCAAGTAAGTTCTAATCAATATGGTGTTACTGCTGACCTATATTTGAAGGTTCAAGTTGCTGTTGGTGGTGTTGATAAATTTGTCGCGCCTAAATCTTTTGCCATTCCTGCTGGAACTTCCACTGATCAAGCTAGAGCTATTCAGAAGATAGTTGGTGGTGCTTTAGACGGTGCCTCTGTCGCTGCGTATTACGATGATACCGCTACGGGTTTAAGCGGTGGTTATGTTGCTGCTGGTTATGCTGGATCTTCAGTGGTCTTAACTGTGTCTTCTTATAGTAATGCTGGTTATAGTACCCCCTTGTCTGCCTTACAGAAATTAGATAAGTCTGGTTCTTATGATGTTAATGTAAGTAGTACTATTTCTGTAACTGGTTGTACTATAGTAAACACGGGGGTTGATGATTCCTTGTGGTATTCTGTACAAAGTTTATACCCAGGAATTGGTTACAACGAAGGTGCAAAATCTGATGGAACTACTAGTGGATATTCTGCTGAAGTTATCCAGACTGGGGGTTATAATAATAATTTAAATATAAATAAAGACGGTGCCGCAGCAGAATCATTTAGGTTGGCCTTAGTTGCTTCTGGAGCATTTGCGGAAGATGTAATTAATACAGGTTCTGTGGACAACTTAAAGTCGGATTATATAAAAGGGTACTTTGTCTATGAAGGAGCAGATGCTAGTGTTACTTCTCTACCAACATTCCAAACTCAATTGAGTGCTTTGGTAGGTAGTCCTCTTAAGGGTGATGCTGGTGACGGTGTGGGTGTTGCTGCACCAAGATTCTGCAAGCTTATTACGGGAAG